GATAGGCAAATAACACCTAATCTAAAATTATACCCCACACCAGAAAATAGCACAGATGTTATTGTTTATGACGCATTAACAAGAATGCAAGACGCTGATACACAAGTTAATACTCTTGAAATACCATTTAGATTTATACCTTGCCTAACGGCAGGATTAGCTTACTATATAGCTATGAAAAGAGCACCTGATAGAATACAGTTGTTAAAAAATGTATATGAAGAAGAGTTTGAAAGAGCAATGGCAGAAGACAGAGATAGGTCAGCATTTAACGTGTCACCTAAACTTGATTATTACAAGGTTGGATAATGCCTTTTGCTAGTGGTAAATATGCTTATAGAATATCAGATAGGTCTGGTTTTCGTTATCGAATTAAGGACACAAGAAAAGAATGGAATGGTTCTATTGTAGGTAAAGACGAATATGAAGAAAAGCACCCCCAACTAGAACCAGTAAGGTCAACACCTGATGCGGAAGCAATTCAAGATGCAAGACCTGATGTAGAAGATGATGGAAAAAAATTTATCGTTTATACAAATACTGGACTTGGGAACCTAGGAACTTTGTTAACAAGTTTTAGTGCCACATCATCTGTAGGCACAGTTACAGTCAGTACGTCATGAGTTTTACACTTACAACACTGACTGCATCAATACAAGAATGGACACAAAATGATGAAGCTACTTTTGTTGCAGAAATACCTTTTTTTATAAAAAATGCAGAAGAAAGAATTTTTAAGGTAGTTGATTTAGATTTTTTTAGAAAAAATGCAACTGGCAGTATGACAAGTGGAAATAAATTTTTACAGAAACCAAGTGATTATTTAGCATCTTTTTCATTATCTTATGTTAATTCAAGTAGTCAAAATGTTTTTCTTTTACAAAAAGATGTAAATTATATACAAGAGTTTACTCCAAACTCAAGCACAACTGGATCTCCAAGATTTTACTCATCATTTGATGTAGATAATTTTATAGTGGCTCCCACTCCAGATTCAGATTATAGTGTTGAATTACACTATTATTATAGACCAGCATCATTAACCACTGATGACAATGGCACAACATGGATAAGCACTAATGCTCCAGATGCTTTATTGTATGGCTCTTTAATTGAGGCTTATACTTTTATGAAGGGTGAAAATGATTTAATTCAACTTTATACAGCTAGATTTACTGAAGCTATGAGTAGATTAAAAATTTATGGAGAAGCACAAGAAAATACAGATGCTTATAGGGAGGGTTTAGTAAGAATCCCAAAACAATAAAAAGGTAGCAAAATGAAAAAAATTAAAAGTGTAGCTATTGTTGGATTAGGCAATAGTTTTTCAGAATATATTCTAGCCAAAATAAGAAGTGAAAAGTTTGATGAGGTTTGGGCAATAAATGCAATGTCCTCTGTTATTTATCACGACAAATGTTTTATGATGGACCCACCATCAAGATTTCTTGACACGCCAAATGCTGGTAAACAAACGAACATCATGGCTGACAGGTTAAAAGCTAAAATTGGTATACCTATTTTTTCTTGTTGTTTAGATGACAGATGTCCAGATGTTGTAGAATATCCACTACAAGAAGTGTTACAAAAAACAAAATACGCTTATTTAAATAACACTGTGGCTTATGCTTTTGCATACGCAATATCACAAGAAGTTTCAGAGATGCACTTATATGGAATTGATTTTACACACAAAGCAATTAATTTTGCAGAAGCTGGGAGAGCTTGTTGTGAATTTTGGTTAGCAATAGCAACCACAAAGGGCATAAAAATTCACATAGCTCACAATTCATCATTGTTAGACACCAACGTATCAGATGATCAAAAGTTGTATGGATACCATAGACTTGAAGATCCTTTGGTATCTACAACAACACAAGGTGAAATGTTAATAACAAAAAAATCAAAACTTGAACCTCCAGAGCCATTAGATGCAGTTCCAAATATAATTGGAAGAGAAGACATACCTGGAGTAACTTATGAGGAGGAGAAAAAATAATGCAAAGTATATTCTCCCCTTGGATTCATAAAGTTTCAATTGGTGGGAACACCTCACAATTGAACAAAATTATATATGATAAAGTAGAGGCTTATCTCGATGACAGTAAATTTGATTCTGATTTTTGGAATTGTAATGTTTGGACATCTTTCAAAAACAAAAATCTTTTTGAAAAAGAGGAACGTATACTCGATCAAATGGTTAGTGAGCCAATAAAACAGCTAACACAAAAATTAAATTATTCTACAAAAAAACTTAAAATCCAAAGTTGGCTTAACGCATATAAAGAATTTCAATGGCAAGAGTTTCATAATCATTTACCTTCTTTACTTAGTGGAGTTTACTTTGTGTCGTTTGATGAAGAAAATCATGGCAAATTATCTTTTAAAAATCCAATACCTCAATGGAGATGTTCTTTCATAGCTAATCCAAACATTGATTTAAATCAAACAAATGATTTGTTGTATAAAGAGGAATTTGTTCCTCAAGTAAAAGAAAGTGATTTAATTATATTTCCATCTGGATTAGATCATGGAGTAAAATTAACTAAGAAAAAAAGTAACAAATTAAGAATTACATATTCTTTTAATATCATGTGTGAGGAGTAAATATGTTTAATGTCAATGTATCACAATTAGGAAGTGTGGTTGTAAAAACTTCAGAACAAGGGGGATTAAGCAACGAGCAGATAGCAGATTTAGCCGTTGACAAAATTGCAAGTGTATCAGAAAATGCTCCACCACATTTAAAAGAACAAGCAAAATTATTTAAAGAACAACTTAAAGGAATAATTCATCATTATATACTCTTGGCAAGAAAGGAAGAGCGTGCTACAATTATCCAAGCCTTGGGATCAAGTGGTCACAAGGAAATGGCTGAATATATAAGGAGACTCTAATATGGCTATAGCACAAGCAATGTGTACTTCCTTCAAGAAAGAGTTGTTAGAAGGTACACATAATTTTAAAAACTCAGGTGGTGGCACTTTTAAATTGGCACTCTATGCTGAGGGTAGTGGTGGTAAATCATCAACAACTGCAACATTAGGAGCAACAACAACTGCATTTGTGACAACTGGTGAAGTCGCTTCAAGTGGCACATACGCAACTGGTGGTGGTTCTTTAACTAGAGTAGATCCAACTACCTCTGGTACAACTGCATTTACAGATTTTGCTGATTTAAGTTTTACTACGGCAACAATTACTGCAATGGGAGCTTTAATTTACAATAGCTCTGCTAGTAATAAAGCAGTTGCTGTATTAGATTTTTCATCTAATAAATCATCTACTGCTGGAACTTTTACAATACAATTTCCAACTGCTGATGCTTCAAACGCTATCATCCGTATAGCATAGGAGCTTTAAATGTCTAGCCTCGGTTGGGGACAAGGCACTTGGGGTAACAACCAATGGGGTGGTTTTGAGAACGTAACTGTAAGTGTTACTGGAACGGGCTTAACTTCATCTTTAGGAACTATACCAGCCGTTCACTCAAATGCTCCCCTACCTATTTTCTTAGGTTGGGGTGAAGGTGGATGGAATCAAAACCATTGGGGTGGTCGTATAAGCACAGCCTTTGGTGTAGTCGATGATGGTTTTGGTTTAACTGCAAGTCTCGGTAGCGTAACTGTTACTGGAACTGGCTCAGTGTCTTTGACTGGAGTCAACGCAACAACTACGCTTGATTTTGATCCTACCACTGACATTGTTATCAATGAAACGGCTGTTATTGACTTTAGAGATAGCCTCATGGCTACATCATTCAGTCCAGAATTTGGACTGACTGTAGATGGTTTTGTCCAAGATGGGCAAGTAATAAATGATGGCTCAAACACAGAAGACATTACAAGCACTGAAAGAGGACAAGATATTTTTCTTGCAGCAGAGATGGATCTGCCCTCTTCTTTTACAAAAGCCTCTGCTATTTGGGATTGTGGAAGCACTGGCACTGGAGCTTGGTTTGGAATATCTGAACAAAGTGGAGCTTATTTTTTAAGACTAAGAGGAGGCACTGGAACAGATGGCACTAACACTGCTGGCACTAACCTTGCCATAGCACAAGTAGCCGTTACATCTTTATCACAATTTTTTGATGGAAATACTCACACAGTTGCTTGGGGATTTGATATAAGTGCTGGTAGAGCTGTAATATTTATAGACGGACAACTTGTTGCAGATGGAACAACATCTAATGGCAGTTCATTAGGTAGTGGTTTTGCAGGTGGAGCTAGTGGTGCTTTTGGTTTTGCAAATGGAGCTGCAGGAGGTGTTGGCGATGATGGGTCTACTCAATTTCAATCAAATGACGCTTTCACTGGAACAATTCGTAGTGATCTACGAATGTATAAGAATGAATTTTTTACTGCTCAAACAGCACCTGCTTCTTTTGTTGGTAGTGTATCAGTAGGTGTTACTCAATCACAAATAAGTTCTAATTTAGGTAATGTAGTACCTGATGGTGATTCAAAAGTACAAGTAACTGGTCTACAAGGAACGGCTGGACTAGGCACTGAAGGTCCTACAATCGTTGCAAATCTAAGTTTTTCTGTAACGGGTTTTGGATTGACTTCTGCACTTGGTGATGAAGAAGCTGCTGGACAAACAAAAGTTTTTCCTACAACACTTGTTGGAACTGGAGCAATTGGTAATGCAGCAATTATCGGTGCTGCTAATTTTTCTGTAACTGGATCAACTGCAACTGGAGCTGTAGGCAATACAACATTAGTGGGCTCTGGTAATGCGATAGGTTCTTGGGGATCAAATAGTGTTGGAGAAGTTGGAACAACTACAGTTATACCTTCTATTGAAGTAAATGTCACAGGAGTTGCAGGTACTGGTGGCATTGGAGATGCTTTAGGAGCTGGAGGTGCAAAAGTAACTGAAACTGGATTAACTGGAAGTGTTAATATAGGTGATGAAGCTGTATTAGCTGGAGCTAATGTTTTTCCAAGTGGTGTTTCTTGTGAGTCTTTACTTGGCGATACAAGAACTGGTGCTGGTACAGATGGCAGTGGAACTGGCACAGATATAATAATCACAGTCACAGTTGTTGGAGGCAATCCTTCTGACCACCCTGCTTATAATAGTGGCTCTTCAAATAAATATGCTATTGATGGATTTACGGCAACGGAAAATGTTACTTTAAGTCTTGAAGAGGGTAAAACATATAGATTTGATCAAAGCGATAGCAGTAACGCTGGACACCCTTTAAGATTTTCTACAACTGCTAATGGAACGCATGGAGGTGGAACACAGTACACTACTGGTGTAACGGCAATAGGAACACCAGGACAAGCTGGAGCTTACACAGAGATTACAGTAGAAGATGATGCACCAACATTATATTATTATTGTACTGTGCACGGAGGAATGGGTTGGACTGCTCGTACTTTTAATTCTACTGTAAATGTCATTGGAAATAGCACAGTCATACCAACTGGTGTATCGGCTACAAATTCTATTGGCGATGAGGGAGTAGACCTATTATTAACTATTTCTTTAACTGGAACAGGATTATCTGGAACAACTGGTTTAGGAACACTAGACATACTAGGTGATACTGTGATATTATTAACAGGAGTTAGTGCAACTGGCTCTACTGGTGAAGAGCAAGTTTACGATATAATCAAACCCACGCAAGTGGCTAATTGGACAGAAAAGGCAGCATAATGGCAACATATGTAAATAATTTAAGACTTAAAGAAATAGCAACAGGCGATGAGTCTGGAACTTGGGGAACATCAACCAACACCAATCTGGAATTGATAGGTGAAGGATTAGGTTTTGGAACAATCAACATAGCTTCTGATGCAAATGTAACAGAGACAGTTGCAGATGGATCATCAGACAGTGCTAGAGCAATGTTTATTAAAGTCACTTCAACTTCATTAAGTGCAACGAGAACTTTAACTTTAGCTCCAAATACAATGAAAAGAGTTCATATTATTGAAAATGCAACTAGTGGATCACAGAATATTATTATATCTCAAGGTTCTGGTGATAATGTAACTATTGCACCTGGAACTGCAAAAGCAGTTTATTTAGACGGAGGGACAGGTTCTGCCAATGTTGTAGATGCTTTTGCACATTTAGCAGTAGTTGATTTAACTGTAGATGATGATTTAATTGTATCAGATGATGTAACTTTAAAATCAGATAGTGCTGTTCTTGGTTTTGGTGCAGACACAGATACAACACTTACTCA